GACCAACACCGCCGCTGTGAAAATCAGCGATGCAGAGATTCGCCGGCAGGCCGCCGGCCAGGTGCGAGACCTGCGCGCCCTGGGCAATCACGGCCTGTATTTCCGGTTTCACCGGTCCCGTGAGCGCGGGTCCTGGTACCTGATCCACAAGGGCAAGTGGAACCTGATCGGCTCGTACCCAGAACTGAGCGCCGCCAAGGTGGCCGCAGCGCTGCCGGATATCCGTCTGCGACTGGAGGCCGGCGAAGGGTCGAGCTTATCGAGCTGGGTGCTGACTGGTGAGCTGCTGTCCTGGTTCGCTGAGCGCATGTCCCGTGACCGCAACCTGTCGGGCAAGCGCAAGAGCACGGCGGCGTCGGCGATCAAGCAGCACCTGGTGCCTCGCTTGGGCGAAATCCCGCTGGCCCAAATCGACAAGGCGCAGCTCGATCGCGAACTGATGTGGCCACTGCAAGAGTCGCTGTCGATCGACTACGTGCGTCTGGTGTTCCAGCTGCTGGCACTGGCCTTCCGGCAAGCCACCAAGCTCGGCCTGATCAGCTCCAACCCCATGGCCGGCATCCGTTTTGGCGACTTCTCCAGGGCCAAGGTCACGGTCAAGCCGTCGCGGCTGCGCGGTGTGCACCTGGAAGACCTGATGGCGCGCATGAAGAGCACCCTGGCGCACCGTCCGCAACATGGCGTGCTGGCCCTGATGATGCTGTGCCACGGCACCCGCTTGGGCGAAACCCGCATGGCCCGCTGGAGTCACATCAGCCTGGCCGAGCGAGAGTGGTTCATTCCCGCCGAGCACACCAAGACCAGCGTTCAGCACCGCCTGCCACTGACCGACCAGGTGCGCTTCCTGCTGATGGCCTACCGCGAGATCCAGATCAAAGAGGGCTACGAAGGCGAGTTCTTGTTCCCGGGCCGCAATGGCAAGCCCATGAGCGAGGCGAAGGCATCCGCTGTGTTCACCGTCATGGGGCGGGGCGAGTGGACCAGTCACGACCTGCGCAAGCTGGCCCGCACCGGCTGGGCAGACTTGGGCGTTGACCACCTGGTGGGTGAGCTGCTGATCAACCACGCCATGGGCCACAACGTGAAGGTGTACATCCAGTCCGACGTTATGGCCCGCAAGCGTGAGGCGCTGGAGAAATGGCACGCACACCTTGATCAGAAGGGTTTCGGGGCGGTTCACGGCTTGACCGGTGATAGATCAACGGATTCATGGATTCTCTGCGAGGCCGCAGAGCGCGCGGGCTTCGACGGACTTCCGGTATCCACCATAAGCGAGGATTCGAAATGAGAAGTCCGGAGCAAGGCGCCGTCGCTTTCCTCTACGCCCTGGACGGCCGAGCCATTGGGCAGGTGATCATCGATGAGTGGTTCGGCGTGGACCTGGGCGAGGAAGTGACCGTGGAGCCGCGGGAAGGAGGCTTGTTTGGCCTGGAGCAGTTCGACAAGCCGATTGTGGCTGGCAGTGCTGTAGTGCCGCGTAGCCGTGCGACCAAGCCCTGGCTTCGAGCCAAGAAGGGGCGTTCCCGCCAATGAGAAGAAGCCACGGCCCGGCTTTCAAGAAGGCCGTAGTTGATTTGGATGTATGCCCTTTGTGCCGTGGGAGAGCGGTCACTCAGGGCGTGTTTCACGAACTGCCATGCGACCACTGCAACGCCTCGGGCTTTGTGGCGGCTGCAACCGGCGAGGCTCTGCCCCTGGATGAGCTGGTGACCCAGCTCAGCATGAGGCTCTGGGCAGCGCAGAGGCAGATCGAGCAGTTGAAGAAGCCGCGGGCGACTGGTCCGGAGGCGCTGTATCAGGAAGGCAACCGGCTGGGCGCCGGTGGCAGCAATTACACGGGCGATTGAGGGGGAAGGACATGGTCTACAACAGCGTATCGGGTGCAGTGGTGGCCGCTCTGGCGGCTGGTGAAAAGGGCGCCGCCAAGGGGCAGGCTTGGCAGAAACTCTACAAAGCGGCAGAGGAAGAGGGCGGTTGCCTGGCTTCGCTGGGCGGGCAGTCGGGAGGTTTTGACCGGGCTCAGGTGGACTACTGGCTGTCCGCTCGCCTGCACCATTTGTTGGTTCCTCGGCATTGGCAGGCGCTGAATGCCAAGTACGCTACCAATAAGGGGAAGAAGCTGCAGGGCATCTCGGCCATTGCGCCACTGATCGCTAGCCCGGCACCGCAGCTATTCATCTACAAGGCTGTCACCGCCTGGGCTGTGCCGAAGTTGAAAGGGGCCCGCCGGAAAGGGCCACGCTCCGTCTCGGTAGACATACCGCTGGATGCGCCGGAGTGGCGTCGTAACAACCTGGTCGATGCTGCACTGGCGGCGGGCCAGGCTGAGCGGAAGAAAGCGGAGGCGCTTGCCGAAGACCTGATTGTTCTGCCCGACAGCTTCTACGACATGAACACTTGGGATCTGGACGGAACGCCGGAGCCAACCCGCTATCGCTGGCGGTCCGGGATCAAGGAGAAGCTGGACGGGATGGTTGATGACGCGTTGGTCGAGGTGCGAATTATTCTAGAGGCCGAAGGATTGCTCATCAAAGAAGCAGCGTAATTGCCTGTTGACATCAGTGAGAGAGTGAGAGAAATTATCGCCATCCTGTCATTCCTGCGCGTTGTTGAGGAGTGGCAATAAAAGGCCCAGCTTAGTGCTGGGCTTTTTGTTACAGGGATTTACTTGAGGTGCGGATAGGCTGCTAAAATTTACGCCCTTTTGAACCTTGAGACGGATCTTATGCGGCGGTTTCTGGCGATGACCTTTGGCGGGCTTACCCCTACCTATTACGCTCGGCAGTTGTTCTTTGGCGCACTCTTTGCGGTCTTTTTCATCTACATGAAAGCACGCGCCCCGCAGGGGATTGACCTCGCAACGGTTGCAATTTCGGTGGTAAGCACCTTGCTCTATCCCTACTCCCGATTCGTGTATGAGAGCGTGGTGGGCTTCATCATGGGGCGCAACGTGTTCTTCGTAAATGCGCTGTTGATGCTGTTTGTCAAAGTGATCACGATGTTCATGTGCTGGTTCTTGGCGATCTTCATCGCACCTCTGGGATTGCTGTACCTCTACTGGCATCACAGTAGGCAGCCGTCCAACTAAATCCTCCGAGCCCGGCTATCAAGCCGGGCTTTGTCGTTTCGAGCCCTGGCAAATGCTGGGGCTTTTTTATGGAGCAGTGCTTATGGCCGAGCCAAGTACCGGCGCCCTCGCAGTGACCGGCGTACTTGCCAGTGTCGGTTTGGGTGCTGCATTTCCCCAGCTGGATCTTGCTGCCTTGGTCGGGGCATTTGGTGGGGCTTTTTTCTATGTAGTGTTTGCCAAGGACATCAGCACTTGGCGTCGAGTGGGCTACCTGCTGGCTGGCTGGATCGGCGGTTACTTCGGCGCGGCTGAACTGATGGGCCGAGCTTGGACCCAGACTGCAGGCTTCAGCGCCTTTGTCTGCGGTGTGCTTTGTGTAGTCACGTTCTCCGGCTTGTTGGAATGGATGGAAACCGGGCGTATGCCGAGCTGGCTGCAATGGGTCTTCCGCCTCCGAGCCAGGAAGGAGGGTTGAATGGTTGCCGTTATCCAGGCTGCGTTGTGTGCGGTCATCTTTGTCATGATCGGGCTGCGCTACCGACCTTATCCAGATGCTCGCTACAAGCTGGGCGTATCCCTGATGGCCTGGGCTGCGTGTGCTGTGACCGGCATGCAGTTCATCAGCCTTGTTGGGCGGATGGTGATGCATGACGATTTTGCCGACGCGTCCTGGTTCAACACCGCGTTCTACCTGCTGGCAGCCGTGCTGGTGTGCCGGGCGAAGGGGAATGTGGCCAAGATTGTAAGGGTTGAATGATGGCCAGACTCAAGACGCTCGGCTCCCGTATCAAGGAGTGCGCAGGCTCGCGGGTGAAGGTTGTGTCGCCTGGTAGTTGGCGAAGCGGCATGACCAGTTCCCAGCGAGGCTACGACTACAAGTGGCAGAAGGCGAGGGAGCGGTACCTCAATGACCACCCGCTCTGCGTCTTCTGCGAACGGGACGGCCGCACAACCGCGGCAAGGGTAGTCGACCACATTATTGCTCACCGTGGAGACATGGTTCTCTTCTGGGATCAGGGCAACTGGCAGAGCCTCTGCAAGCTTTGCCACGACTCCGTGAAGCAGGCCGAGGAGGCAGCTGGCCTGGGCGGCTGAGGCGTCAGCGGATCGTCGAACCCCGCGCACGGCGACTTAGAGGCACGCCAGTGTCGTGCCTCGAAAGAGGTAGGGGGGTCAAAAGCTAGGGATTCTCATCTAGCTAGACCGCCTCCGACCCCACGTACACATTTTTTCCCGTTTCAGGAAAAGTTAACCATGGCTTTAACCGACAAGAAGCGGCGGTTTGTTGACGCTTTGCTGTCG